GCATAATAATTCTGCCCTGGACAAACCTGTTGGCATTAACTTGCAAGGTAATAATAGTCTTTGCTCTAAAATTTAGAAAACCTGCAACTTTGTCTCTGTACAATACGTTCTCAAGCATCTCTCGAGGTAAATCAAGCGCCACAAATTGACCACTCATGGCAGTGGTTATAGTTCCTTGTCGTAAAATAATTGGTCTTCTTAAGAATTCCTTTATATCTTGAACAGGTGTCACAACTTGTGGTATAATAAGATCATGATTTATTTCCTTAGAATCTGGGAATTTGGCGACCGCAGCGGGTGCGTCCTGCTGGAATGTGGTTGTACTTGCATTCACATCCCCAATTTCTATAATGTCCTTTCCAGGATCAATACTTGCTGATTGGTTTACGTATTTGGTTCTCTCATCGTCATATAGTGGTGATGATGTTGAGTATGCGTTGTGGAGCATCCACTTTGCATTATATCGTATAATATCATAGTGAGTACTGCTATCAGCAGGACAAACGTTAACATATCTATAAGGCACTGGCCTTGTCGCGTTATAATTCGAGTCATATAAATCTTTATTCATCGTGGCAACTTAAACTTTTTCTTTCACATATTCGAATCATAATTGATACTCCTAGAGCTGTTCGGAAGATAAATTCCTACACTAACGTGCTAAGATCATTGACATTTATTTTTTTTTTTGTTTTTCATTGATTTTATATTTTTTTTTTTTTTTTTTTTTTTTAATTGTCATACATATATGCTAGCTGGTTAAGCGTTTCGCTAAGCACAGACGTATATTTTGGGACCATCATGTCCCTTTGGCAGTTAAGCCGTAAGCTCTCTACCATCTTAGTAGACCAATCATCATAAATTTCTCTACCATGTAATGATAATTCTCTAAATCCGTTCTCTATGTTCTGGGTACACTGAGTAATTTCATCATTATCTCCCTTTCTCCAAAATGGAATTTCCAAGATCACATCTAACTCTAGAGGAGCCACATACCTAGAGAATTCTTCACAATAGCGAAACATTCTTTTTAAAAAGGTAACCTGTGTGATATCCTTGTATTTGACTGCAGCCTCATCACCTTTCGATGAATCAGTTATAGTATATCCGCAATCTTCATACATTCCTACTAGTGTAAACAGGTTGTAATCTTCTTGAATATGGGAAGAAACACCGGTCAGACAGTCATCTCCATAAGCGACAGCAAATACATGATATCTAAAGGAGTCCAAACTGCCTGGACCATAATTAACTCTATAAACGTAACGTGATAATATCAAATTGCAAAGGGTATTTATAATGACAGTCAATGGATTGCCTGATGGCATAGATCCGTTCCATTGATAAATAACCTCTCCTATAATATGGTATGAATTAACAAGTACATAAAATAAAGAAGTTCTAACAACATAATCTTTACTACCTTCTCGACTTCCATAGAACGATTGAATAATGTCTAGGCATTTGAACATTAGCTGCGCCGAATGACAGGTATCGAAACCTTTAAAGTCAGTGTCCAGTATAGCTTTAGCTCTTGAGCCGATGATTTTCTTCAATTGATCCCACTCTACACTAAAGGGATTAATTCCTACAGCAGACCCATTATTCAATCTACACTGATGAAAATGGGCACAGAAGCACATGAAATATTTCCTAAATAATATAGTCAATACCTGTGGACCTCCTGCAACAAGTCTCAATTTTCCTTTCAACATAACATCATCAAACTTCTTTCTCTCGTCCTTTGGAAAATCTTTAAAAATAAAGTAAGGTATATGACCTTTTTCACACTCCACAATGGTATCTTCTACCGATTGCTTTAGAGCTAAAGCTCGTTCATTTGTTAGATCATATTCATCATCTTTGCCAAACCAATATTCTTTACCTTTGTAACCTGGTGGAATATTTTGACAATCTGGAAAACCCGCTGAAGTAGACCGTGGTATGGAGTCATAGTACTCTAAACCCGGTATTCCTTTCACCGCTTCCTCGAATGTCAATAATCTCCGAAGTGGAACATTGTGAAAAGGTGCCATTCGATTGAGTGTGCCTAGATATTCAGTGACGCACTCGTCTAATATGCTGTCGTCT